AACTGCCATAAAGGAACAAGCAACTGAAAACTATATGTTCTTTGGTAATTTAAAACAAATAAAAAGACAATGTGAATTATTGCTTGAACTGCAACCAGATGAGGTGAATGAATTAATAAAAAATGGGCATGATTGGGCTGACGACCACATTAGTGTTGCAAAAGAAAATATGGATCAAGTATTTGATTTTATGATGAATGAATTCAATGATGATTCGTATAATGATGATGATAATTTAATGGAGGGTAAGGAAAAAAAGAACAAACCAACAAATCCAAAATTATGGAGTCAATGTTTAAGCTGGGCAAAATCAAGATATAAAGTATGTCCTAGTGCGTATTGTAACGGTGCAGCAGCAAAACGTTACAAGAAATTAGGTGGAAAATGGAAGAAAGGTTAATTTGTTTTTGTGAAATTTTGTAGTATATTTGCAGTGAAAACAAAATAAACACTATGAAATTACTAAATGAATTAATCTCTTCATTTAAACAGAATGTTTTGGCAATGGTTGATCCAACAGAAGATGAAATACGTTGCAAGAATATTTGTATTAAAATGATTAATAACCCAGATTCAAAATTAGCCTACTCATCAAAGTCAGCAGAGAGATTGGTTTATCTTGAAGATGAGAATATTTATATCAATATGATTGATAGAGATATTCATATCATTTATGAATATGAAGTGTTCAAATTCTTTATTTCACACCAAAACACGCATTTAGAAATAATTGCAGCATTTGATAATAAGATGGCATCAAAATTTGATGTATTCTACGATTTGTCAAATTATTTAAAGGAAAACTTTTTAACAAAAGTTGAATCTTTTTAGAGATGAAAAAAATATCGTTTATTCACACGATAATCCAAAATATCGCTTATTTAAGTGATATTTTGGACATACTCTCTAACAATCCTTAGTACACTTTCATTTGATACCATTGTTGGTTTATTTCCAGTTCCAGACTTTGGATTTTTCTTCTCTGCCTTTCTTTTCTTAGCACAAGCAGATTTCTTCTCTGCGTCACTCATTTTTCCTGCAACTCCTGCTGCCCTACATTTTGGATACGCCCCCTTGCTATCTGATTCCCTTCCACAAGGCGGATGTTTACCACTTGAATCTTTTCTACATATATTAACCCAGGGTCCTTTGGGTTGGTTACTACCTTTTGGTTTCTTTTTTGTACCAAACCAAACAGCAAGATCCTCATTCAAAAATGATGGTTTTTCTTCCATAAAATTTTTATTTATAAATATCTTGTTAAATAATTTTTATTTCACAAATATTATACTTACATTTGCGTTATCAAAAACAACAAAAAACAAACAAAATGGAAACAACAAAATTTGATTTAGATTTACCAAAAAGTACAACATGTCTTATTTTTGAAGAAAAAATGCTAGATGGGACTATATCTCACCAAGTCAACAATGTCAAATTGAAAGACAATGATAATTCAGGTAAGTTAGTTGACAACTTTAATTTAAGCCAAGGACAATACATATCACTAGGTTCTTGCTATGAAAAACAACTTCGTGAGATTTTAAAAGAAATAGAAAAAAGAAAAGTTGCAAATATTAAAGTACTTAACATTGAATATGTTAATGTCAAAGATGAAAAAGGCGAATGGAAAACAAAACAAGTAGATTTAGCTTTTATGCTAAATGGTAACATTTATTACTTTGAAGTTAAGATGAATTTAAACCTAGATACTGAAAAGAATAAAGCAACTTTTAATAAAGTAAATGACGTGGTTGGTGCTTTAAAACAAATGTATCCAGATACTAATGTGTATGGAAGTGTACTTAGTAGTTGGTATTGTGAAGATGATATTAAAAAATCTAATACAAAAAATATATCTTTTATTAAAGATTTATTTAATTTAATTGGTGTTGAGTTACATAAAGTTCACTACTATCTAATAATGAAATCCCTTGGTAAACAATTAAAATCAAATAAAATTTAACTAAAAATAATTATAATGATAATAACCAATTATTAATGGTAATTGGTTATTATCAAATGTTTTACATTGTTATCATACCTATTTTTGATATTTGTTGAATATTTTAAATCATACTCTGAAACAATATAATCTTTGTATAAATCATAAGTAAATTCATCCTTATTGATTATAATCATAACTTTTGCAAAATTCATATTCTTGAATGTTTCAAAAAGTTTCACCTGGCTATTCTCCCCAAAACTATTATTATGTGAATATTCTTTAAACTCCCTAGTATAGGGGGGGTCAATAAAAATGAATGTATTTTCTGTGTCATTATTCATCATAATATTCTCATATGAATCACAAAAAACCTGGGTGTTTTTTAACTTTTCAATATGTTCACCTTTAACATTTAGATTGAATGTTTTGTAATTACCATAAGGTATATTAAACTCACCTTTTGAATTAAATCTCCTCATTCCATTAAATGATAATTGGTTAACTAGGTAAAATCTAAATGCCCTGTCAATATCACTTAAAGTTGATAGTCCGTTCTTTCTATCTTTATTTCTCCATTCATAATATATCAAACCCCTTTCCTTCTTTGCATCAGAAATACTTATTGTTTTATTTTTTTCATTAGCTGATATTATTGCAATTTTTTCTGAAATAGATTTGGCCATAGATATGATTTCATCAGAATTTGTTTGCAGAATTTTTAAGAAATTTATAACATCATAATCTATATCACAGATGACGTTATTATTTGAATTTAAACTCCAATAAACAGCCCCACCCCCAAAGAAGGGTTCAACAAACTTGTAATCATTTGTTTCGTTGACAAAACTTGGATAAAATTTATCAAATAATTTGATTTCCTTTCTTTTACCCCCAGTCCATTTATAAATAGGATTTAATGACATAGTATTTTTTGTTTAGCATAAATATAAGCATTTTTTGGCAAAATAAAAATCCTTTCAAAGGATTCTATGATATATGTTTTTGCTCTAATATATAAAGTATATTCACCTCTATGGGAAAGGAAATTAAAAAAGGGTTGCAAAACCTTGCAACCCTTTCTATTAGGCTTTAAAATGTCCACTTTTTTAGTAAAAAAAATGGACAAATTAATTATCTTAACTCTTGTAAGTCAAATGTTCTAACACCATCAACTGTGATACGACCATAGAAACGGTTATTAACCATCTTTTTAGCGTATCTTGTCATTATACCTTTAATTGGTGTAAAGTTGAATGGGTTATACATTGTTGGAGTTAATTGTAGAGGCACGTAAGGTGCATAGATATAACCTGTATCAAGTAAAGATGTTCCTTTGTGTCCCATCAAAATTGTGTTTGCAGGGAAGTAAGGATCACGATATACTTGGTAACGACCAGCTAATGTACCAACTCTTTCAATACCCATGTTGTATTGGTCTTGCTCTGGTGAAGCATTTGATACGTGGAAGTATTCCAAATCATCAAAAACCGCACTTACTTCAGAAGAAACAACAATCCAGTTTGCACCACCTCTCAAAGTTGATTTGTGAATTTGTGCAGATACTTGGTTGATTGTTGTAATCAATGTTTGATTCCAATCTTTTTGAGTATAAGGAATTGCAGCAGAACCTAATCTCTTCCAACCATTATAATCCCAACGTAAATTCCAAGCAGCACCTTTTCTAAGGTCACGAAGAATTTCTCTATCAATCTCGGCTGCAATTTGCTCTGACAATAAAGCAGTTAATTCTGCTTCAGCATCAATATTGTGGAATGCAGCAACGTCTTGTGCCATTTCTGGAGACCATTGTGCTCTTAACTTTCTTTCAGTCACAGAAACTGTAACAGATTGTAAGTCAAAAGAAACCTCACCAATTTTATCTTCAAATTCTAAACTCTTGTAAATTCTATATGTTGCTGTAAAGTCAGTAGCCGCAGTTCCTGCTATTGTTGATGTAAAACCAGAATAACCATCTAATGAATTTGAACCAACTGTTGCTGGTACTTGTAAGTCAACTTCAAGATAAATAACACCTTCTGGTGTAGAAATATCATTGAATGTACCTCCACCTACTTTATCATTAGGGAATGCTAATGTTCTATCTGAACCATATTGAACAATACCTTTTGCGTATTTTTGAGTAACAACTCTAAATAACAATGGATTTCCAACACCAGCAGCTGTAACACCAGAGAATGCACCTCCTGCTGAAGTACTTGCATTAACTTGTAAACTAGCTAAGAAACTTTCATTATCCACAGGATGTCCATCAGGACCAATAAGTTTTCCTTCGCCAGTACTTGAGAAACCTGACATTGCCAATAAAACTTTACGGTATGTTCCAGCTGGATAACCGGATACTACTAAATCTCCATTTGACCAAACTACAGTACTTACACTAGCTGTGATTGCAGAATATTGACCTTTTGAATAATCATAAAGACCTTCTGGATTCAAGCCAGGCTCATTACCTTCATAAAATCTATCATATAGATTTTTTGCACCTGCTCCACCATAACCTGTTGTTGGTGTTTGACCATTTTCTACATTTGGTGAACCATAAGGCGCATAGTGTGCGCCACTATTCAACTCTTGAATTTGAGGTACAAAGAAGAATAATTTACCAATTGGTAAATTCATTGCTTGTACAGATACAATATCATTTGCCAATAATTTAGAGAATACTCTCCTTACAATTGGGAAAACAACTGTTTCAAATGCACCAGTATCAGATGTACTAGCCGCCTCATTTATAAGATGTGATGCTTGGTTTTCGTATAACTGTGCAACGTTCTCTTTTAGGTGGCCTTTAAGACCTTCAAGGAATCCTAATTTATTCCATTTGTTAATTGTATCTTCTTTGATAACTTTTAGGTGTTTCAACCCAATATTACCAACAAGACCAGAATCTAATAATGCTCCCATTTTTTATTAATTTTTTTTATTTTTATTTATTAACCTAATTTTGAAATTAAATCTTTCATCCTCAAAAATTGTGGATTTTCATAAGTTTTAGATTCGATTAGATTAGCTGATGAACCTGTTGATGCAACATTTGTTATTTTTCTATTAACAGATTCATTAATTGTTGGTTCTATGCCTTTAGATAGTTCCTCTTTGATTGTAGCATATAAATGTTTTGATTCTTGCAAAGATTGAGCATTATCAAAACGTCTCAAGATATTTATCTTTTCTTTTTTAGTTGTTGAATGTTCTGTGAATAATCTAGTCGCGTAAGCCAAGTTTGCATTAAATACTGCTACCTCATTTAGTTTTTCTCTAAAAACATTAAGTGATTTTTTATATTCATTATTTTTTTCTTGTAATGAAACCACTTGATTTTTTAAACCTTCTAAATTCAAATTTCTATTTGGTGTTATACCTTTTCTAAGGCCTCTACCTGTTTTACTACCCATTCCATAAGTCCTTGATGCTTCTTTGGTTTCTTTCCTTTTACCAGTGACCTTTTTCATTTTGCCATCAATATTTTCAGCATTTGTATCATACTGGAATTTTGGCTTTCCTGTCCCAACTCTTTTTGGACCTTCTTTCTTTTTTTCGTCAAAACCTTTTGTTGGCATCTTATACTTAAATTTAGGTCCTTTTTTTGCTTCACCCAAATAGTTATAATTTTCTCCTAATGTATCATCTGAATTTTCTAAACAACCCATTTCTTTTAAATACTCAAAAACATCATCAATTGTAGCATTTGGATTTTCATCTAAATACTCAGATGTGCTAAAGTTAGAACAATCAAATTCACTATCCTCCATTTGCTCATCCATTTCAATCTCATACATAACTTCTTCTTCATTTTCAAAAAGTTTATTTATTGTGTCTTGCGTATCATCTTCTTCTAACTCATAATCACCATCCATTTCCATTTCATCTTCATCTTCAAAATCTATTTCCATTTCATCTTCATCTTCAAAATCCATTTCATCCTCATCTTCAAAATCTATTTCCATTTCATCTTCATCTTCAAAATCCATTTCATCCTCATCTTCAAAATCCATTTCCATTTCATCCTCATCTTCAAAATCACCAAATTCGCTTACTTGCTCACCTAGTTTAATTAAATATTCAGAATCTGAATTTTCATCAGAAATATTTATTTCATCATCATCTTTTGATATGATGATACCATCATCACTATCCATTGCTTTAAATATTTTTAACACTTCTGAAGTTGATGCACCCCTCATATCAATGACATCCTCATCTTCATCTTCAAAATCCATGTCCATTTCATCTTCATCTTCAAAATCCATTTCATCCTCCATATCTATATCCATTTCATCCTCATCTTCGGCATCCATATCTATGTCCATTTCATCCTCGTCTTCGGAATCCATATCCATATCCATTTCATCCTCATCTTCAGAATCCATATCATCTTGCTCATTTAAAGATTCTTTAACAAGTTCGTCGATCTCTTCCCTCATTGTTGAGGAAAGTATTCCTTTTGCGCTCTCTGAAAGCACATCTTCAATTTGTTTCATTTGAATTAGTGCTTCTTCTACTAAATTTTTTTCAGGTTGCATAATTTTTTATTTATTTTTATAATAAATATATAGAAAAGCAAAAAAGTTACTAATTGCTAGTAACTTTTTTTGAAAACAAAAAACCCCCAACATAAAATGCTAGGGGTTTAAAAGGAAAAACAATTAGTTTTTATTGGAAAACTTCATCAATTTTTGATTCTGACACAGCAGTTATTCTCCATTCTTGTGTGAAATTTTGATACT